TAGATATGGCTTCGCGTCAGGTGCATAACGGCATCTCGCTTCGCGTTGTTCGTCAGTACGACATCAACAACGACCGTATGCCTTGCCGTATCGACGTTCTGTATGGCTACAGCACGATCCGTCCGCAAATGGCCTGCCGTCTCTGGGGTTAACCTAATACCGGCCCCCAGTTCGCTGGGGGCCAAACATTTTAAAGGATTTATAATATGGCTATTCTACCTAATGGCGCCGGCGGTTATCAAGTTGGCGACGGCAACCTCGGCGAAGTCACGCTGGGCGTATCCGCAATCCCTACCGCGTACACCGCAGCCGCTACACTGACCACTGCCGATTTGGCTGGTGGCGCAGTTGTCTACACTTCGTCGTCTACTGCTGACCTTACGCTTCCTGCAGTCACCGTTGTTAACGCTGACATCAGCAGCGCCAAAGTTAACTCATCGTTTGAGTTTTCTTTGATTGCTACCAGCACTGGCGTTCCTACTATCGTAGTAGGCACTGGCTGGACGTTGGTTGGCGTTGGTACAGGCGTTGCATCGCGCAGCGTATTGTTCCGCGCTGTCAAGACCGGCGAAGCTACGTACAACCTGTACCGTATCGCTGGCTAATAGGTTTGCCCCGGCTACGGTCGGGGCATCCTTTTCAGGAGAAAATCAATGGCTAATACAAAATCTATTGGCGTTGCTTTCCTAGACCAAGATATTATTGGCGCACAATATCTCTTGGCTGACGAGCAACTCGGCTACACCGCCGCAGCACAAGGTACAGTCACGCAGGCGACAGATAAGTCAACTGCCGTTACGCTGAACAAGCCTGCTGGCCGTATCACTATGAACAACGCGTCTTTGACTACTGCCACTAACGCTACGTTCACGCTGAACAACAGCTTCATTTCTGCAAATGACACTGTTATTCTTACTATCTCTGGCGGTCAAGCGACCGCTGGATCGTACAACGTGTTTGCAAACGGTTTGGCTGCTGGCTCTGTCAGCATCAGCCTACGCAACATTTCTGGCGGTACGCTGTCAGAAGCAGTAGTGATTAACTTCGCAATCATCCACTGCGTTTAATTAATTTGGGCGGCTTTCGGGCCGTCCATTTTTAAAGGTTTTTTATGGCTGTTATCTATCTTGTTCACGATGTCCACGGGGCAAAAGTCGCTATTTCAGAAGAAGAAGCGATTTATGATGAAGATTTCGGCTGGGAACGCTATAATCCTGACGTGCCTGTAAAGGCGTCAATCAACGAAATGCCGGTAGCCAAAAGCCGCCGCAAAGCGCAGGAAGACTAATCAATGGCAACTGCTGGTGACATAATTAATGGTTCGCTTAGACTGCTAGGTGTTCTAGCAGAAGGTGAAGTCCCATCGGCTGAAACGTCGCAGGACGCACTGCGCGCCATGAACCAGATGATTGATAGCTGGAACACTGAGCGCCTCGCGGTCTACTCGACGCAAGACCAAGTGTTTACATGGCCGTCAGGTCAGCTTTCGCGCACGCTGGGGCCAACAGGCAACTTTGTCGGCAACCGCCCAGTGCTGCTTGATGACAGCACCTATTTCAAAGACCCCGGCACTGGCGTCAGCTACGGCATCAAATTCATCAACCAGCAGCAGTATAACGGTATCGCGGTCAAGACCGTCACATCGACATACCCGCAAGTCATCTTCATCAACATGACGTTCCCCGACATTGAGATGTACATCTATCCGCGTCCGACGCGCAATCTAGAATGGCATTTTATTTCTGTTGAGGAACTAACTCAGCCTGCAACGCTGGCGACAGTACTGCATTTCCCGCCCGGCTATCTGCGTGCGTTCCGTTATAACTTGGCGTGCGAATTAGCACCTGAGTTTGGCGAGGAACCATCGGCACAGGTTCGCCGCATTGCTATGTCGTCGAAGCGTAACATAAAACGTATCAACAACCCAGATGACATCATGTCCATACCGTACAGCCTTATCGCTTCGCGGCAGCGGTTTAACATCTACGCAGGGAACTACTAATGCCGACTGTCACTATTACAGGTCTTCCTTTAGCAACTTCGCCGTTGGCCAGCACAGTTGAGATGCCGGTTGTTCAAGACGGCGTTACGAAACGCGCAGGTGTAGCCACTATTGGCTTTGTGCAATCTGGCACAGGTGCGGTATTGCAGACAATACAAGCCAAACTGCGCGGCACGGTAAACGCTGCCGATTACGACACTCTTGCTAATGCTAAAGTGGGCGCAGGGACAACCAAGGTTATTTTTGGTTCTAGTGGAGATATGCTTTCCCCCGGATATGTCTCTATTTCAAGAGGCGGGTTTTACGAAGGGACTCTTGGCCAGCTTAATGAGCCGGGAGCCAATAACTTTGCTAAAGCAGCACAAAATGGTGTGTCGGTGTTCAGAGGAACTGCTACTACTCCTGACAGTACGCTGTCTTATGCCCGCACTGGCGCTTATGTGGAAGTTCATAACAGTACCGCACTAACTCAAGCGCGATCAGTTTGGGGTAATGAGTATAAAATTAGCGCGATCACAACTGAACATATCGCTGAAGCTGGCTGTGAAGCTGAAGTTAACGGCGCTTCATTCCGCGCGTATTCAACTAATGCACCGATTTCAGCCGATCCGTCTAAAAGAATAATGGTTGGTGTATCCGCCATCGCGCAAACCAACACGGGCGCTGGAACTACGCCGTGGGATGTGTTCGGCGCCAACATCATCGCAGCACAGACTTCTGGAAATGCGCCAACAAACGTCGTTGGAATTGAAGTCGATGTCATTAATTTCTCCTCGTCTGCTGGGCTTCGCCCCGGTCAGGTCGGTGCCAGCAATTATACAGCTTATTGGGCGCAATCTGATGCGGCATCAGGGTCGCAATCAGACACCGCATTTTATGCTTCCAACACGGCAACGTCGGCTGGCTGGCGTCAAATTCTTCAGGCAGAGGGCAAGATAAACAACTGGATGGTCTACCTCACTACATCAGTTAACGAAGTGTCCGCGCGCGGTATTCGCGTCGAAACGAAATGGCAGGCGTCCACTGGACGGTTGTTAGAATTGTGGGTCGACACAAACGAGCAAATGCGGGTAGATGGGGCTGCCGATAACCCTGTGTGGATACGGGTAGGAAGTACTCTCAAGCAAATTACACAGGACGCAGCAGACACTGCCGGGGTAGGGTTCCGCTCCCTAAGAGTGGTAAATTGAACCCGCTTCCGATTGATTTTGATTCTCTTGCGCGCGCTCTTGGTGAGCGCGACTTGGAAATCATCCAGCTTCGTCATCAGATGCGCTTGATGAACGAAAAACTTGCGGAGATTTGTGATGCTCCTCAACCGCCGGGCAACACACAAGAAAGTGTTTGATTAACATGAAAACGCCCATCCTTGGTTCCGCGTATGTCGCTAGAAGCGTCAATGCCGCCAACAACCGCATGGTTAACTTGTTTCCTGAGATCGTTCCTGAAGGCGGCAAGGAGCCAGCGTTTCTTCAGCGCGCGCCGGGGCTGACTGTTCTAGCTACCGTTGGCATTGGTCCTATCCGCGGTATGTGGACGTATGGCGGCTACGGCTATGTTGTCTCAGGCCCGACACTGTATCAGATCGACAGCAGCTGGAACGCAACCGCTAAAGGTAGTGTGGGGGGTTCGGGCCCTGTCAGCATGGCTGACAACGGAACGCAACTATTTATTGCGGCTAATCCGCAAGGCTACATCTATAACGCCAGCACCAACGTATTTCAGCAAATTGGCGACCCAGATTTCCCCGGCGCAGGCACGGTGGGTTACATCGACGGATATTTTACGTTCAATGAACCTAACAGCCAAAAAATCTGGGTTACGCAATTACTTGATGGAACCAGTATTGACCCACTGGAATTTTCCAGCGCTGAAGGCAATCCAGACAATGTTGTTGCGGTCTTTGTGGATCACCGCGAAGTCTGGGTGTTTGGCACAAACTCAACCGAAGTCTGGTATGACGCAGGGCTGCTCGACTTTCCGCTGGCGCGTATCCAAGGTGCGTTTAACGAACTGGGGTGCGCCGCGCCTTACAGCATCGCCAAAATGGACAACCAAGTCTACTGGCTAGGTAGGGACGCGCGCGGTCAAGGGATTGTTTACAAAGCTGCGGGTTACATCGGACAGCGCGTTTCGACGCACGCTATCGAATGGCAGATGCAAGAGTATGCTGACATTTCAGACGCGACAGGCTACACATATCAGCAGGATGGCCATAGCTTTTACGTTTTAAACTTCCCCAGCGCCGACACAACATGGGTGTATGATGTTGCTACTGGTGCGTGGCATGAGCGCGCATCGTTTGCTAACGGTGATTTTAACCGTCACCGCGCCAATAACCAGATGTTCTTTAATAATACCACGGTTGTTGGCGACTACGAAAACGGCAAGATTTACGAGTTTGATTTGAATGTGTACGCTGACGATGGCGAACCACAGAAATGGCTGCGGTCGTGGCGCGCGTTGCCAACAGGCGCTAACAACCTCTCGCGCACTATTCAACATTCAATGCAGCTTGACTGCGAAACTGGTGTAGGACTTGAATTGTCTCCCGGCGCAGGCGAACAAGAGTTAGTTACTGAAACGGAAGTTAACATAACCACAGAAGATGGCACTTTTCTTGTGACAATGGCGTATCCCGACACGCCGGGGTATAACCCACAAGTCATGTTGCGTTTTTCCGATGACGGCGGCCATACATGGTCTAATGAACATTGGAAGTCGATGGGGAAAATTGGCCGGTTTGGCTTCCGAACAATATGGCGTCGCCTTGGCGCAACGATGAAGATACGCGACCGCGTCTACGAAGTGTCTGGCACAGACCCTGTACGGATTTATATCATGGGCGCTGAACTGATACTTAGTGGGACAAACGCCTGATGGCATTGGCGCCGATCAACCCCACCCAGCTAACGCCGCCGCGCGTCGCTTTTATTGACGAACGGTCAGGCGCGATTAGTCGTGAATGGTACAGGTTTTTTCTGTCACTGTTGACTGCTACGCAGGCTAATCAAGAAGAAGTTACGTTAGGGCCAGACACAGCATCACTGTTAGCTACCTACGACGCCATGCTGGCAACAGCTACACAAGCGTCCGCAATTACGTCTGATGGTATGGTGGCAAGCCTAGAGAGTAGCTTAAACAATCTGCAAAATGCTTTCGGTGTTACGCCGCCTGATCTTGGCGGCACTGTCACTTCAGTTGCTGCGTCTGGTGGAACAACTGGCCTGACCTTTACAGGCTCCCCGATCACGACAAGCGGCACGCTCACACTTGGCGGCACGTTGGCTGTAGCCAATGGCGGCACGGGCCAGACTACCTATACAGACGGCCAGCTTCTGATTGGCAACACAACAGGCAACACGCTAACCAAAGCCACTCTGATTGCTGGCACAAACATCAGCATCACTAACGGTTCAGGCTCAATTACCATTTCCTCTACAGCGGGAACTGGAACGGTTACAAGCGTTTCTGTTGTTTCAGCTAATGGATTTGCAGGAACCGTTGCTACTGCCACTACAACGCCTGCAATCACTTTATCCACGTCAGTTACAGGTCTGATAAAGGGTAACGGAACCGCGCTGTCCGCAGCGGTCGCGGCAACTGACTATGTTGCCCCCAGTGCGTATGCTTCTGCCAATGGCCTTACGATGTCTACCAGCCGTCTATTAGGTCGCACTACAGCCAGCACAGGCGCAGCCGAAGAGATCAGCGTAGCTGGCGGTTTGACGTTGTCTGCTGGCGTTTTGACCGGCGCATCAGGAACTGTCACTAGCGTCACAGGAACGTCCCCCGTTGTATCTAGCGGCGGTACGACACCCGCCATTAGTATGCCTGCCGCGACAACTTCGGTTAACGGCTATCTTACCAGTACCGATTGGACTACTTTTAACAATAAAGGGTCGGGAACGGTTACTAGCGTCAGCGGCACAGGTACGGTAAATGGAATTACGCTGACAGGAACGGTAACGTCTTCAGGGTCACTAACGCTTGGCGGCACACTGTCTGGTGTAAGCCTCACAACACAAGTCTCAGGCACGCTCCCTATTGCCAATGGCGGCACTAATGGAACATCTGCACCGACGGCAGGGGCTGTGCCTTATGGAACAGGAACAGCATACGCGTTTACGGCTGCTGGCACATCTGGACAAGTGCTTACATCCGCAGGGGCTGGCGTTCCTACATGGACAACACCAACCACAGGCACGGTCACCAGCGTCACTGGCACGGCCCCTGTTGTGTCTTCTGGCGGCACCACTCCGGCTATTAGTATGGCCGCAGCTACAGCTTCGGTCAATGGATACCTGACTAGCACTGATTGGACTACATTCAATAATAAGGGTTCTGGCACTGTAACCAGCGTCAGCGGTACGGGAACTGTCAACGGTATTACGCTTACAGGAACGGTAACGTCTTCGGGATCGCTTACGCTTGGGGGCACTCTATCAAACGTCAGCCTTACAACTCAAGTCACAGGTACACTGCCTGTAGCCAACGGCGGCACGGGTGCAACCACGCTCACATCCGGTTATCTGGTAAAGGGTAACGGCACATCAGCCGTCAGCGCATCTATTGTTTACGACACGGGCACAAATGTCGGGATTGGCACAACTTCACCGCAGCAACGTCTTGACGTATCTGTATCGGGGGGAAGTGCTTTCGCTGGTATTCGCTCACAAAACAGCAATAGCGGATCGGGTATCGGCGGTATTGAGTTCTCTTCCGACGCCACTTACGCAAAAGCTGCAATCGGCTTGGTTCGCGGTGCCGCCAACGGTGTAGGCACACTAGCTTTTTATAATGCCAGCAGCACAGGCGCGGCTAACTGGGCTACTACAGACGAGCGTATGCGTATAGATAGCAGCGGCAATGTCGGAATTGGTACGACTTCGCCGCAACAACGTCTTGACGTATCTGTAGCGGGCGGAAGTGCTTTCGCCGGTATTCGGTCACAGAACAGCAATAGCGGGTCAGGTATCGGCGGTATTGAGTTTTCATCTGATACCACATATTCCAAAGCTGCAATCGGTATTCTTCGGCAAAACGCTAACGGCCAAGGCTCGTTAATTTTCTATAACGCCAGCAGCGCAGGCGCGGCTAACTGGACTACCGCAGATGAGCGTATGCGTATTGACGGCAACGGTAACGTCGGAATTGGGGCTACGGCAAACGCATCCGCAATTTTGGATGTGCAGTCAACTACCAAAGGTTTTCGTCTACCCAACATGACAACCGTTGAAAAGAACGCTATATCTAGCCCTGCGGCTGGTCTTATGGTATTTGATACTACGCTTTCCAAAGCCTGCGTATATAGCGGTGCAGCTTGGCAAACAATTACTTCGCTATAAGGAATAAGATATGGCCGTATCTATCAGTAACATCATTCCCGCTAAGACAGCGGAAGCAACTCAAGTGACGCAGTACACGTCAAATGGTGTGCAAACTATCATCGACAAGTTTACGGCTACGAATTATTCGGCGTCGGCAGCAACGATCAGCGTCAACCTAATTACGGCTGCTGGCTCCGCCGGCAACGACAACTTGATTGTCAAGACCAAAACGCTCCAGCCATCAGAGACGTATACGTTTCCTGAACTGGTCGGCCATGTGCTGCCGAACAATGGTTTTATCAGCACCATCGCTGGCACGGCATCCGCCATCAACATCCGCGCGTCAGGTCGTCTGGTTAGCTAATGCTTAAAAGGTGCTTTGATGTGGATCGGATCAATGGGGTAGCTAACCACCCTGACGTCCGTCCATTCATAGGCGCAGTTAGTGTGGGTGAGTTAGATTTTACCGACGCGGTCCAGTTTGATAAGAATTGGTTTTTAATGGGTGAGCACGGCGGTTACGTGTTGGCGTGGACATCACCCAACGTATACGAAGTGCATGTAATGATATTGCCGAAAGGCCGCGGTAAGTGGGCTGCTAAGGCGCGTCAATTTACTATTGACTTTGCCGTAGAAAACGGTGCTGAGACTCTGTGGGCACGGATTGCCCCTAACGCCCCTAGCGTGTATATGTACGCGCGCAAGGGGGGTATGCAACCCACAGGTGAGATGATATATACACTTGGGTCCGCATACGACCTGTATAAGATGGAGTTACCGAAATGCCACCAGCAGTAATCGCAGCAGGGATCGGCGCCGCAAGCGCAATCGGCGGCGGGATGATCGCCTCTAGTGGCGCTAAAAAAGCAGCCAGAACGCAAGAGCGCGCCGCGCAAGACGCGACCGCAGCGCAGGAGCGCATGTTCCAGCGGCAGACGGAACTGCAAGAGCCGTTTCGCCAAGGTGGCCTGACAGCGCAGCAAGAGATTATGCAGTTGCTGGGCATCGGCGGCGACAAGACCGCCGCTGGCTACGGCAGCATGGCGAAATCCTTTGGCACAGATCAATTCCAGCAAGACCCCGGCTATGCTTTCCGTCAAGCTGAAGGCATGAAGGCGCTAGAGCGGTCGGCAGCCGCACGCGGCAATCTGCTGTCCGGCTCCACCTTGAAGGGTGTGCAGCGTTTCGGCCAAGACTTAGCCAGCCAAGAATATCAGAACGCGTTTAACCGCTATCAGGTCGAGCGGTCGGCGCGTCTTAATCCGCTGCAATCGCTGATGGGTTCGGGTCAGTCAGCAACCAACGTGCTTACAGGCGCTGCTGGACAGATGGGCCAGAACCAAGCGTCGAACATCTACAACGCTGGCGCTGCACGCGCGTCAGGCTACATCGGTCAAGCTAACGCGCTTAACACCGCCCTTGGTCAAGTTGGCGGTATTGCGACAAACTATCCAATGCAGAACGCTATGATGAACTATTACAATAGCGGCGCCCCCGGCGGTATCCCAAAAGGTTAATTGAACATGGCAAACCAAATGATAGCCCTTCAGGCGCGTAACCCACAGCTTCCCGATCCGGCGCGTGTAACCGCGCAGATGGGCCAGATGCTAAACACGGTGGCGCAGCAGCGCGCGGCTGAGCGTCAAGCACAGCGTTTATCGCAGGAAATGGATTTTGCTGCTAGGGCAGAAGAGCGCGCAGCGCAGACGCAAACGGCGACTATCCGCGAAAAAGAGTTAAGCTATCTTAAAGATTTAACGGCACAGTACCGCGATAGGTTGGCTACTATTAACCCTGCGGACAAAGCACGGTACGGCGTTTTACGCCAAGAGATTGTCACAAACATCCCTGCGTTTGCAAATGAGTTGCCGCTTCCTGACGAGTGGAACCAAAACTCAAAAATTCTTACTATCGCAAAAGCCGACGACGTACTCAAATATTCGCTTGCAACGCCAGTTGCCAGCTTGGAACTTTCTAGAGAAGGGCTGCCTAGGTCGGTTGTTGTCGGCGGTCTTAACCCTGAGCAACGCGCCGTATACGACGCGCCAGAAACACCTGTTGCGCCGCGCGCGCCTGCCGCTGCTGCACCCATGAGCGCCGCGCCGCAATCGACCGCAGATGCCGATCCCGGATCGCTGGGCCTAGTAGTAGCGTCGGCGTTGGAAACGGGCGTCATGTCCAAATCCGATTACGATAAAATCCTTTCGATTGCACAGCCACAAAGCCGCGCCAAGATCGCAGCATGGGTGCAGCAGAACAACATCCAAGTGACGCCAAATACGCCCGGCGTAACTGACAATCAAATGCGTGGGGCGCCAGCCGACTTTGAAGTGTCGCCGATGGCGTATGATGGCCGCACACCGGAGTCGCAGTTTGCTGTTTACCGCGGTGAGCCGATGGAGTCGCAGACCGCTGGCCTGCGCGGCGCGCCGCCGATGGAACAGACGCTGGCACAGACGCGCACAAGCACGCCGCTTCAGATGCGTAACCCTAACGTGTCGCCGCTGCCCGGCTCGTCACAGGTGCCTATTGAACGTGTGCGTCAAGAAGCAATTGCAGGGCGTGAGTCGCCCGCAGAGGCGGCAGCTAAAGCGGCAGCGGCAGCCCGCGCTACCGCGATTGTTGAAACCGAAAAGAAAGCCGCTGAAAAATTGCCGGGGCGCAAACAGGTAAGCACGCTAATCAAAAAAGTCCGCGCCGCCTATGAGCAGTTGGATAAAGCCAAAGCTATCCCATCAGAAACCCGCGGTGGTTTTGAAAACGCGATGGACTATTTTGCTTCTTCAAGCCTTGGCCGCGAAGCGCAAAAGATGGTAGGTACAAAAACGTCGAAATATCTATCAGAAATTATCAACTCGCGTAAGCTGTTGGCGACCGCCATCAAGAACGCGACAGGTATGTCCGCGCAAGAAATGAACTCGAACGTAGAACTTCAGTTGACATTGGATGCGTTGACTGACCCTACGCAGGGAATTGAAGCGGCGCGCACTACTCTGGACACGCTAGAAGACTTGTACGGTGCGCCGCGTACCGCACCCGCGCAAGGCGCGCGGCGCACGCCCACCCTTCAGACTTTGACGCCAGAACAAGTGCGCGCCAACCCAAATATCAAGCGTTGGAAGACCACCGATGGAAGGATCATGACGCGGCCATGAAACAGAACGATCCCTACGCAGGGCTAGGCGTTTACGAAGAGATAGATGTAGACCCTTACGAAGGTTTGGGCGTCGTCGAAATAAAAACGCCCCGCGCTAAGGCACCCCGCAAAGGTATGGACAAGGTCACGCAAGTGACCGGCGTCACTACCGGCGCGCTGCTGCCCTATGCAACTGCGGCAGGGCTTGGTGCTGCGGCTGGCGCACCATTTGCGGGCGTCGGTGCTATCCCCGGTGCTGCGGGCGGCGTTCTGTCGTTGGGTGTCGGCGACATCGGCACCGGCCTATACAACATAGCTGCACCGCTATTTGGTGGTGAGCGTGTTCCGTTGCCGTCAGAGACTATCCGCCGCGGTTATGAAACTGTCGGCGTCGGTCGGCGCCCTGAGACGCGCGGTGAGCAAGTGTACAGCGACGTTCTGGCGGCAGGCGCTGGTGGATTCGGTCAGGCGCAAGGCTTTAAGACGTTAGCTGACGTAGCTGCATCGCCGCAGTCGCAGAACTTTATGCGCTTGTTGAGCCAGAACGCCAGAGGCCAAACAGCCGCGTCAATGGGCGCTGCCGCTGCGCCGTCTGTTGCGTCGAACTATTTTGATGTCACAAACCCGCTTGCATTAGCAGGGCTTTCTTTAGCTGGCGGCGGGCTGGGTGCTAAAGCTGGCACACCTAAAACTAAACCAGTGACCGCGTCCGCGCTAAAAGAAGAGTCCGGTAAGCTATATCGTGCAATGGAAGCCGAAAACGTAAACGTCGCGCCGCAAGCGATGACCGACTTGGCAGCCGCCGCGCGTACAAAACTAAGCGGTTTGCGGTTTGATCCTGACACGGACAAAGTGGTCAACGAAGCCCTAAAGCTGTTTGATGTAAAGTCCGGCAAGCCAATGACATTTGATATGCTGGAAAAGTTTAGGCGGTCAGTCCGCGACCTTCCGTACAGCGAAGCCGGCGGCAAGCGGGGCACGCCGGATGAGCGCGCTATGGTGCAGGCGCTTGAAGAAGTCATCGACGATTTCATGGACGGTTTGACGCCAGCGCAAACAACGGCTGGCGACGCGGCAGCGGCTAACGCGTTTCTTAGGCAAGCGCGTACCGTTCGTGGGCGGGGCTATCAGACGGAAACGCTTGAAAATGCGTTTGATGCTGCAACACGAACATCAAGCGCCGCCGACAGCACTAAAACATTCCCCCGCGCGTTGCGCGATGAGTTTACCAAGATAGCCAAGAACGAACGTAAGCTGTCGCGGTTTGATAAGCCAACGCAAGAGTTGATCAAAAAGGTTGCTAACGGCACAGTCACCCAAAACATTTTGATGACACTAGGCAAACTGTCGCCTAGCGCGCGCCTGTTCGGCACGCAGATGCCGGTCTATGGTGCAGGCTATGGTGGCTTGGCGACGATGTCACCTACCGCCGCAGCCGTTGTAGGCGGGACGCAAACCGCAGCCGCGCTTGCAAAAGGCGCCGCGAACCGGATGACGCGCACCCAAGCGAACCGTGCGCTTGTCAGCGCCGCCCAACCCGGCGGCGGTGTAAAGCCCGGCGGACGTGGCTTCTTTGCGCTTTCGCCTGTCGCGCAGCAAAACGTATTAGCACAAGACCGGGCCAAGAAAGCGGAAGAACGCCGCCGTCTTGGCTTTTAACTAGAAAGTACTTTTATGGCTACTATCGACGAAACACAAGCACAACTCAACACGCACGAACAGGTCTGTGCATTTCGTTATGAAAGTATCTGCGCGCGGTTGAAGCGTCTTGAAACCATCGGCATGACTGTAGCTGGCACAATCATTATGCTGTTGGTCGGCATAATATTAAGAGGCGCTGCATGACCATCATACTAGGTCAACGCAGCCTGTCGCGGCTTGAGGGCGTCCACCCTGACCTAGTACGCGTTGTCAAGAAAGCCGCAGCCGTGTCCGACCTTGACTTCACAGTGCTGGAAGGCTTGCGTACCACCGACCGCCAAGTGCAGTTGGTCAGGCAGGGCGCATCAAGGACAATGAACTCGCGTCACCTCACCGGACACGCCGTCGATCTGGCACCGATGATTGACGGAAAAGTATCATGGGATTGGCCGCTGTATCACCGGCTGGCTAAAATCGTGAAAGCCGCCGCTGCGAACGAAAAAGTCCCGCTCGTATGGGGCGGCGATTGGCGCGCTTTCAAGGACGGCCCACACTGGGAACTGCCTTGGAAGTTTTATCCGAAGGGAAAATAACATGAACTTTGTATCTTGGTTACTAAACCGTTTGAAAGAGCCTAGCACATACGCAGGCTTTGCCGGTCTTGCGCTGGCATTTGGTTTGACTGACGCTGAATGGACCGCCATCTCAGCAGCCGCGGCTGGTCTGGCCGGTGCAGCCGCCGTGTTCTTGGCAGAGAAGCCAGCCGAATAATGAAGTTTCTGACGCTCTTGCTGGGTGTTCTGGACAAGCTGTTGGGTGCTTGGGCAGAGCATCGTTGGAAGCAGCGAGGGCGTCAGGAAATCATTAAGGAAACAACCGATGCCATCAACGAGCAAATCCAACTTGGCGAAGCTGCCATTGCCATTCCTGATCCTGAGCGCACTGAGCGGCTGCGCGACCGTTTCGACCGTTCCCGTCAATAGCTATTGTGCTATCGCAAAACCAATTAGTTACGATGCAACAAAAGATTCATCAGAAACTGTCACAGAGATAGAGGCACATAACAGCGCCTTTGTTTGTATCTGCGAAGCGGATTGCCCGAAAGGCAAATAAATGCCATCGACTATATCAATAGACGAAAATCTGTACAGATATTGTACGCCTCGTCAGCGTGAAATCTTAGAAG